CTAGCCAAAATGCATTTCTTCCGCCGGGTTAATTTTCGCTTGCTCATATGCTGCTTTAACCGTGTCGAAGGGAATGGTCACACCGATAGAGGGGTTCACCTTCCGCCAGATTGCTTCATCGTTCCAGTCGTCGCCATCTTCAATGCCGAACACGGCAGGGTAGAACGACGGGTCCACCTTGGAACCGTCCAGCACCGCCAAGGCTTTACAATGTATTTCGTAGCAGATTGAAGTGCGGTCACGCCCGGCAGTGGTAATAAGAAAGTATAGCGGTTGACGGCGGGCATCGCCTGTAAATTTGGTCATGGTGTCGAAAAGTTCCCGCGTTTGCTGGGCAAACAACTCATCGAAAATAAGCCCGGACACGTTAAAGCCCTGTTTGGACTTGGTTTCCGAGGACAAAACCCGGTAGAAGCTGTTGGTGTGGGGGAACATTATGCGCTTGGTGGACGGCACGAGTTTTGAAATGCCTGCAAGGTCTCCGCACTGCTCTACCATTGCCTTTGCCGTGTTGAAAACAATGGAAGCCTGGTTAATATCTGCAGCACATGAGTAGACTTCGGCCCCCATTTCCCCGTCGGCGAACAGTAAATATAGGGCTACTGCTGCTGCCAACTCGGATTTACCGTTCTTTTTTCAGATTTCCACATATGCGGTGCGAAACTGGCGGTAGCCGTCCTCGCCCACAATGCCGAAGATGTCACGGATTATTTGTTCCTGCCAGCCCATTAGCTTGAAGGGCTTTCCGTACCACTCCCCGGTTGTATGGCAGAGCATGGAGATGAAATTTACAGCGAAATCGGCACGGCGTTTGTCGTAGCGGCTGGTGGGTAGCATGAGCGTCGTTGGTTTATATTCGTATGGCAAAATGCCACCTCCTAATTGTCCATTTTTAAGTTATGATGTAGAATTGTCCAAAAGCGAAAGGGGAAATTTTTATGGCAGTGCCAAAGCACTATGAATTATTTATAGATGTTCTCCATGTTCTTGATGCAGGTGGCGTACTTACAAATGCGCAACTTTATGATGCCGTTGCTGCTCACAAGAATGTCTCGGATGAGGACAGAGCAATTTTGTTGAAAAACACGGCGGTCACTGTTTTTAATAACCGTGTTGGGTGGGCAAAAACATACTTGAAGGCGGCAGGTCTTGTTGAATATCCAAAACGAGGGTCTGCACAAATAACAGACGAAGGTCGCAGGGTGTTAAAACTAAATCCTGAACCATTTAATGTGGCTTATCTTCGTAACAATTACAAATCCATGCAGACGTTTTTAGGGCAAAAAGGCAAAAACGAAGCCCAAGAAACGGCAGATGAGTTGAATCAAGAGCAAACTCCACAAGAACGCATGGACACAGCGTTCAGCCAAATCAATGCTGTGTTGAAGGGCGAAATATTAAACGAAATTATGGGTCAACCCCCTGCATTTTTCGAACAGCTTGTGGTTAAACTTCTCATGGGTATGGGATACGGCGGTTCGCTTGCAGGTGAAGGCATTGTCACCCCACTGTCTGGCGATGGTGGCATTGACGGTATAATTCGGGAGGACAAGCTGGGCTTTAACAACATTTATATACAAGCCAAACGCTATGCCCTTGACCGCACTGTCGGTCGCCCAGATGTGCAAGGTTTTGTTGGTGCAATTGCAAATAAGGTCGGCAAAGGTCTTTATATTACAACAGCTAAATTTACAAGCGATGCAATTCAATGCGCCAAAGATAACCACGTTGTATTGGTAGACGGCGATAGGCTTGCTGATTTAATGATTGAGTACGGCATTGGAGTTTCTACTATCCAATCCTACGAAATAAAACGGGTGGATTCAGACTTCTTTACTGAACAGGATTAAAAAAAGACCCCTGCGGAAGTCTTAAAGTAGCTTAATACGAGATACAGCCCCTTGCGGGAAGCTGTACTCTTTGCTGTAGTTTCGGTAGGCTTTCTTTAGGCGTACTTGGCGAGGATAATGTTCACAACCGCTTCAACCTCATCGTTTGCCGGGGGTATATCATCCCCTCTGTCGAAGTTGAATAGGTCGGTGGTTTCGTTTAGCTTGCGGATGGTCAGCTTGCTCACTCTCCCGCCGTTCAGCCCAAACTCTTCTGAACCTTCGTCATACACTTTCGCCCAGTATTTGTAAATGGTGTTGCTGGTTGGTACTCCGATTTGTCCGTCTCTCCACATTTTTGTTGCCTCCTTTGGGTTTGCCGGTGGCTTGCCGCCCCGGTTGTTAAGGACATATTCCCGTACCTGGGCCACTATAGCAAGCTAATTCTTCACATAAATTGCACAAATATATGGCGGAAAAACTGTGGTTTTTCGGGCGTATTATGTGTACTACGAGCAAGAACCCGCCGCGGCGGGCTTGCTTCGGGAAGGTCGGCAGTGGCTAGGCTTCGGTGGTTTCCGCTTGTGCTTCCGTAGCCTTTTGCGGCGGGCCGCCTTTCCAGGCAGAGCAACCTTCCAGTTTGGAAAGAAGAATTTTCCTTGCCGCCTTGTACTCTCCACCGACCATGCCGATTGAAATTAACCAGCACCTAAAGGCGAACTTGGCGTTTTCAGGCAGTTCAGCGGACTTTGCAACCACCCTTTTCTTTTCCTTGGCGGTTTCGCAAATTAGCTGGATTAAGGTGGTGTAGGCTTCCCGCTCGGCGTCGTTGATGAAATCTTCGCTCCAGAACCAAGGGAACTCCACCCCTTGCTCAGTTACTCTGATGGGGAGTTGCTCTACCCCCAAAGCCGCTTTCAGAAGGGCTTCCTTGGCGGTGACCATGCGGCAAAGGTTGTCGAGCCGCTCGGGAGTGAAGCCGTCCATGGGCATTATGATTGTAAGGCGCGGCTTGCTGGCTTCGAGGTCGATGTGGCGTACCTCGTTGTAATCCTCGTCCAGTTGGTGCAGTTCTAAAAGCTGAACCCCCTCGATGCAATAATCGTAGGCTTGCTTGACCGCTTCAAAATCGCTCTCGGCTCGGAAAACCTCCATGCGGTCTGCGATGTCCGGGTCTGAAAGTTCTGCCCGGTAAATGAAGTCTTCGGGAACATCGCTGGGTAGCATTCCCGCTTCGCCCTGGGGGTCTTCGCGCCTTTGTTTTCCCGCGCCAAGTTCTTCTTCGAAGGTCAAAGGCAGTTCTTCAAAGGTAGATTCGGTTTCGCCCTCGTTCAAGGCTTCGGTTTCGGCAATCGCCGCAAGTTGGTTCTCGTGGTCGGCAAGCTGTGCGTCAATTTCAGCTTGCTCATCGTGCTGGGCTTTTACCGCCAGCCACTCGGCTTTTTTAATCCGCACCTTGCTTGTGGCTTCGTGGCGGAAAATAAGCGCGTCATTGTGGTGTTCGTACATCACGCCGTCTACCGTGATGCGTGTGGTGGTGTCCTTCTTGTTCCTTGCGGCAAGCCCGCTCCGAATTTCCTTGCTGGTGCATCCGCTTCCGTAATTTCTAGCCATGTTCATACCTCCGTGGGTTTAGGCTCGAAGCCAAGTGTGGCTCCGGCAAGAGCATATTCCCGTAACCGGCACACTATAGCAAGCGTTTTCTTCGCATAAATCCACCAAAAATGCAGGAAAATCAAGGCTTGGGACCGTGTATACTACACAGCCCCGTCCTCATCCGTTCGGATAATTTGCACTGGCTTACCCAGCTTGGCGAAGTTGTCGATTACATACTTTGTTCCACGGCTTTTTCCATCCCAAAAGGCAAGCACCGTATCGGAGTATTCAATTATTTGAATGTTACGCTTCAGCGGCGCGCCACGTCCGAACTTTGAATAATCCGGTAAAAATTCGGTTAGCTTAATACCATGCTCTTGTGCGTACTCCTTGGCAGAACTATCCACTCCACGAGCCCCACCGCTGACTATCTCCGAACATTCAGCAGGCAGATAATCGCCTAAGTTCGGCACGGTTACATTGCGGCTGCCGATTACTGCAACTTTCATATAAACCACCTCCAAAAATGTGTGTACTCTATGTGAGTACATCAAGCCCATTTTGACTCTGCATGGACTTAAAATGAACTCACATTGGGCAAATTATTCACGAAGGTGGTTTTTTCTTATGGAAAAACAAAAAAAGCACTTGGGCATTCGCTTAAATCCGCAGGATGCCGTGCTTCATTACAAGTTACATCAGATTGCCAAGTACGAAGGTCGCTCCGGTAACGGCCATATCCTCTATTTAATTCGCAAGGACATAGAGCGGTTTGAAAAGGAGCATGGGGAAATTAGCGTACCGGCGGAAATTGAGTAGCGTAGTAGGCAATGCCACCCAGCACAAACGCGCCACAAGGTATGGCTATACCGTTGCCGAAAAGTTTGTAAGCAGCAGAATCGGTGTAGGGATTCTTCAGCCACTTTATTATCTGGTTGCGGGTTTTGGGCTTTTTCGCCTTGCCTACAATTATGCGATGGGTTTCAAAAACCTCTGACCAGAAAGCGATATCCTCTTCGGTAGGGTTTGGGGTTTCCAGCCCGTCACACCATGCAGGGCTTAGACCTTGGAGCATGGCGCATTCCTGCGGGGTCAAACGCCGCACCACGTATTGGGATTCGTTTACCACAGGGGGGTCCTTGAAATCCCGATGTTGGAGCGTTGGGCTTTGCTCTTTGCAAGCTTGTGTGTAGCTTCCCGTGGTCATGGCGTAGGTTTCTTCGTATGCCACCTTGTGCTGTTCCACGCAGTTTAATGTATAACACAGCCCGGTTTCGTTTATGCCATCGCCCCGGTGGGAAGGTCGGTCGGCGTTTCCTTCCAAGCACACCACCATCATGCCGCCCGCATTTTTGTTGGGGTCTGTGCTAGATGTGTCCAAGGTTCGCGCTGTTTCTGCTTCGTAGATGCCGCTGGTTTTGCTTGCGGATTTCATTGCATTACTATAGTAGGAAGCCATGCCGTACACTTTCGGCATGACCGCAACCTTGGTATAGTCGGTGATGCGGTTTTCATGATTGCCAACGAGGGTGTTTGCAACATCGCCGCTACCGTTCCCACGAGCGTCGTACACAACGGCGGGCAGATTATCCCCGGAATCGACGGTTAGGGTTCCCACCATTTCATTCCAGCAGTGGTTGCCGAGCCTGCTTGCCGCGCCCGGTTGGAAGCCGATTACTTGTTTGCTTGGGCTTCCAGTGCAAGCCGCAGAATCTCCGGCAGAACTTTTCCCCGGTTCTCCGCACGGCGCAAAATCCCCTGACAAGCGCGACTCGTTAAATAAAATCTCTCCGGCGCTGAGACCATCAAAATCGATGACAAGGTAGCAACGACGCCGTCTTTGGGGGACTCCCCATAGACTCGCACACAAGCTGCGCCATGCGAGGGAAAAATTGTCTCCCATGATTTCTCCTGCGCCGAGCCATTTTTTCTTAGGCATAGGAATTGATACGGTTTCGTCTTTAATTTTGCAGAGCGCATTTAGCACCTCCCAAAAATCTCTGCCTTGGTTGCTGGAGTACAGCCCCATGACGTTTTCCACGACCACAAACCGGGGCTTGCCGGTGGCTTGGCGCATTTCACGAATGACACGCACCATTTCAAAAAACAGCCCGGAGCGTTCGCCATGCAACCCAGCCCTTTTGCCGGCGTGAGATAAATTTTGGCAAGGAAACCCCCCGGAGATTATGTCTACTGGGGGAAGTTCCGCGCCGTCTAATTTGTTTATGTCACCTACGTGTTTTACATCGGGGAACCGTTTTGTGGTGACGCGCACAGCGAAAGGTTCCACTTCCGAAGCCCAAACCGGTTCTATGCCATGGAGCAGTCCGGCAAGTTCAAAACCGCCACTGCCTGAAAATAACGCGCCTTGGGTAAGTTTACTCATGCGCCACCTCCTTCACCAAATCGGCGTATTGGAGCGTTTCACCATTACGCACACAGGTAATATCCGCGCCGCCGTTTTGATTGAACTCGGCATACCGCCGCAAAATTACGGACGCATATTTTTCATCCAACTCCATCATGTAGCAAATGCGGTCGGTTTGTTCACACGCCATGAGCGTAGAGCCGCTCCCGCCAAAAACGTCCAAGACAATGCTGTTTGCTTGGGTACTGTTTTTTATGGGGTATGCCAAAAGGTCGAGAGGCTTAGAAGTTGGGTGGTCACTATTGCGTTTAGGCTTGGGGAAATTCCAAATCGTAGCTTCGCTTCTACCGGCATACCAGTTGTGCTTGCCGGTTTTTAACCAGCCAAACAAAATCGGTTCATGTTGCCATTGGTACGGCGAACGCCCCATGACAAAGCTATCTTTTGCCCACACACAAGTACCCGATAAATGGAAGCCCGCTTCACGAAAAGCCCTACGAAAATTTTCACCTTCTGTGTCGGCATGAAAAATGTATGCCGAGCCACCACTTTCAAGATGTGCGGCACAATTTTTAAATGCCGCAAATAAAAAGTTGTAAAACTGGTCGGACTTCATGCTATCGTTTTTAATTTTCAAACCGCTGGCAGACTCGAACGAAACGTTGTATGGTGGGTCCGTGAGTAAAAGATTGGCGCGTTTGCCGTCCATGAGCCGCTGTACATCCTCGGCTTTTGTGGAATCGGCACACATTAAACGGTGCGGGCCCAACGCCCATACATCACCGGGCAAAACAAAAGCCGCTTCTTCTAAAGCGGCACTGAGGTCAAAATCATCTTCTGTAACCGGTTCGCCACTGGCGAATAGCTTCTCTATCTCTGCCGGGTCAAAGCCCGTAAGTTCAAGGTCGAAGCCCAGTTCCTTTAGGTCGGCAAATTCAAAGGCGAGCATTTCATCATCCCAGCCCGCGCTTAATGCCAAGCGGTTATCCGCAAGAATGTATGCTTTTTTCTGCACTTCCGTAAGATGTTCCACAAATACGCAGGGAACTTCGAGCATACCCTCCGCTTTTGCCGCAAGAATCCTACCATGCCCGGCAATTATGTTATAATCGTGGTCGATTATAACCGGGTTTACGAAGCCGAACTCCCGCAAAGATGAGCGTAATTGTATAACTTGCTCTTTGCTGTGGGTACGTGCATTGCGCGCATACGGCACGAGGCGGTCAACCGGCACTTTTTCAAATCGTTCTGTGGTGTGCATGGTGGCACTGCCCTCCTTTTTTCGGCTTCCAATGGCTAGAAACCGCGATTTTTGAGCATTTCGAGGAAGGCATTACTGCCGTTCCCGGTGAAATCCTTGGTGGAGTTTTGCGCTACAATCGCCCAAATCTCCCGGTAAAACGCCGTGGCCTGCTTTGCGTACTCCAGCGCGGACTTTACATAGGGCGAGGTTTTGCCGCCTTGCAGTACGCGCCCCAATTTCTTGTTCATATACTCGCACTCCAAGTAGCTGCGCCGCATGAAAGCGAAATCCTCAATAAGCTGTGGCGGCACAAACCGTTCACAGCCCGCGCCTTTCACCCATTCGAGCATGAACCGGTAAATATCCGTTGCGCTGGGCAAGGATTCATCGCCCTCTTTGCTGGTCATGTCCAGGAAGGTCGGCACGGCGTTTGATTTTTGAATTTTTGATTTTTGATTTTCCGGGGGAAATTCGATAATCTGCGGCTTTCTGTGGCTCACCTTATCGACACCTTCGTCAATCCGCGAAGAAAGCGGCTTGCGAGGTCTTCCGGCCCCGGGCCTTTTCCCACCACTGGGCATTATTTTCACCTCCTGCGGCCGCACTAAAAAAATTTGGAAAATGCGGAAAATTCACACGACAGGCCGAGCGCGCCGCTGTTTATGCGGCTTCCAGAGATTTTTATCACCCCCGGTCGAACACTCGGAACCCGTTTTTCGTACACTACTTTTTTGCACCATAATTTCCACGAACCCGAACAGCGGACACGTAGAAATCAAAGATTCAAAAGAATCAAAGAATCAAAAGCCCTGTCTGGCATGTAGCCTTGAATGGCACGAGTGGCAAAGGGACATAAGATTGTGCCAGTAGTTGGTACCGCCTTCGGAAAGCGGCTTGATGTGGTGTACCGTGTCGGCAGCGGTCAGCCGTCCTTCCTTCCAGCAGATGGCGCATAAAGGATTGGCCTGCAAAAAAGAAGCACGGACTTCACGCCAGTGCCGTCCGTACCTGTTTTTTGTCTTGGGGTCACGTTGATGTTTGTTGTAGTGCTTCATGTGTTCCTTGGCATGTGTGGGACAGAAGCGGCTTGACGTAAGTTCACGACAACCACGATGCGCACACGGCTTCTTTGCCTTGTTAGGCACGAGTTTCACCTCCCTGGTTGCATGGGCGAGCAGTAAACGCGTAGCGTTTACGACCAGCCAACGGAAAAAGCCGCCACGGGGTTACCCGCAACGGCTCTTATAATTTTGCTGATGATACTGTAGCACACCCGGATTTCCTTGTCTTTATATAGCAAACTATAATCTGCTATAATCAGCTATCGACTTTTCCAGTGCCGCCAGTGCGTCACGGTGGAGTTGAAAAATTCGCCCTTGGCTGATGTGCAACTCGTCAGCAATTTCCCGCCATTCCATGGCTCGGATGTATCGCCCGGTTAAGATTGCCGCATGGGTACTATCAGGCAAAGAGTTAATCGTCCGAGTAATGCTTACAAGTTTTGCTGTCAGTTCGGCAACCTCGCTTTCAAGGTCAACCTTTGCTACGATTAAGCCCTCCATACGGTGAATGTCGGCGGTTGCGGCTTTCGGCATATCGTTCAACACAGGGGTAACGTTGACGGCGGCATCCTTTAGCGACTGGATTTGCCAGCGCATACTTGCAAGCTTCATGTTAATGGTGGAGATTTGCCGCAGGTACTCTTTTGCCGTCATACATTCACCCGCCTTTTCCCATGCTTACAGCCGCTCCATGTAATCTCTGTCTGCTTATCGCCGTTGGGGGAGACGTTCAGCAAGGACTTGTGGTATTCACTGGCGGCATTGGCGCATTGGTAAGCCGCCCACTTCAACTGCTGCTTGGGGCAAATACGGTCAGTATATTTGAACTCGCAACCTTCGCCACATTTGCAGGATTTCTTTTTACAAGTGCAGTAGGAATCTACTTCACAGCCCTTGCATTTCTTTTTTGTGTACTCGCTGGCAACCATGTCCTGTTTAGCATACAGGCACTCAGCGCATTTAAGTTTATTAGCCATAATGAACCTCCGATATTTTTTAGTTCTCGGATTGGCACATTTTGACTCCTTAGATTGACTCCATAGATTTACAGATTGGCTTTGACCGCCTCAATTAAAGAAGATTGGGTCTGGTCTTTTTCCGACAGGGCTTTTATAATTCGCCCGTCGATGGAATTGCTGGTAATGATGTGTTGCACAACAACGGTACCTGCACTTTGCCCTTGCCGCCACAACCGGGCATTGGTTTGTTGGTATAATTCCAATGACCACGTTAGCCCAAACCATATAATTGTGCTGCCACCGGCTTGAAGGTTAAGCCCATGTCCGGCAGATGCCGGGTGGATAAGTGCCACCGGCAATTCCCCTTTATTCCACCGGGCAATGCTATCGGAGGTGTCCAGTTGGGCAAACGGCACTTTCAGCTTCTCAAGCCGCTCGGTAATCCTTGTTAAATCATGCTTGAACCAATATGCACCAGTATCGGCTTGCCGTTTGCCGCTTCGATTAAATCCTCCAGTGCGTCAAGCTTCCGGTCATGGATATGGTGAACCTCGCCATCATCGCCATACGCGGCACCGTTGGACATTTGACACAGCTTCCCGCTAAGAGCAGCGGCATTTGCGGCGGTTATTTCTCCTTCATCCATGGCAAGCACCAACTCCCGCTTTAATTCTTCGTACCGCTCACGCTCTTTGTCGGATAAATGCACCGTGTATTCAGCGGTCACCAACTCCGGCATTTGCAAGTGGTCTGTAGACTTCATGGAAATGGTGATGTCGGAAATACGGCGGTATATTTCATCCTCTGCACCGGGCAGGGGCTTGTAGCTGTAGACGATTTGACCGTTTTGCTTGTCAGGGACAAAGTATGTGCTACGGTAGTTCCCGATAAATCTTCCAAGCCGCTCACCCATATCCAAAACCCGGTACTCAGCCCACAAATCCATTAAGCCGTTGGAAGATGGCGTGCCGGTAAGCCCCACAATCCGCTTAACCTTTGGACGGACGCGCATTAACGCCTTAAATCGCTTGGATTGGTGACTCTTGAAGCTGGACAACTCGTCAACCACAACCATGTCGTAGTCAAATGGGATTCCGCTATCATCAACAAGCCACTGCACGTTTTCCCGGTTGATAATATAGATGTCTGCATCCTGCCGAAGTGCCGCCAACCGTTCTGCCGCAGTTCCCACGGCTATTGAATACCGCAGGTCGGACAAATGCTCCCACTTTGCTATTTCTGCTTTCCATGTATCACGAGCCACCCTCAAAGGCGCAATCACTAAAATCTTTTGCACATCGTAGCTGTCGAATAACAAATCATTAATCGCCGTCAAGGTTATGGAAGTTTTGCCAAGTCCCATATCCAAGAGTAGGCACGATACCGGGTTTTCGGTTATAAAATTGGCGGCATATTTTTGGTAGTCATGTGGCTTGTACTGCATTTAATATCTCTCCAATCTGCACCTCGGCATCCAGCACGAACACTTGAAACCCCAACCGCCGCAGTAGTTCATGCCGTACCAATTGCAAAGGTCTGGGCTTTTTGCCTTTACGCTTTATTTCTACAAAAGCCAGCTTCCCGGCAGGGAAAAGTAAAAGGCGGTCCGGCATTCCATCAAAGCCGGGGCTTGTAAACTTTGGCGCAATGCCTCCCACAGACTTCACCGCTTTTACAAGTTTGCGCTCCAGTTCCTTTTCTCGCATATAAACCCTCCATCAGATTAATTCACCTTAATTCTCACAAGAAGTCGCATGTTTACTGGGTTTTCAGGGCATCGTGGGAATTAGTAATCAATTTTCCTATATACGCGGGCGTAGGTACGCACACACACGCAAATTTACCTTTTATATAAAATCCTCAATGGTCATATATAGAGAAATTAATTCCTGATTCCATGCACACTCCAAAAACCCAGTAAATTCAACACTTCTTTGATAGAACCAACGGCACATAAGGAATTAACTTGGCTTGCGCCGGGCCCACAGGTTTTGTTTGCCGTAATCTGCAACCTTGGCTTGGCAGCCGTTGGGTTACCACCTCAAACGGCGTAACATTGCGGCTATTTCATTGCTATCTTGCCGTTTCGCCTTTGCCGCAGCGTTACCCAAACACTCCACCCAGATTTCAGCAATTGTGACTGTTTCACGCAGAACCGTGCCTTTTCCCACTTTTTCTGTTAAGCTGTCGCAGTAGAAAGCGGAGCGTTGTGTGCGGGTATAATCCTTCCACCTGGCAGGCACAAGAGAATTTAAGAAAGCTTCCACCATACTTTCACGGGGGTCAACTTCCATGGCTTCCAACTGCTGCTCTGCCGCCATAGCTGAAGTATCTGCGTCAAGGTACAGCTTTTCGCCCGCTTCCCAGAGATGCTTTGCTTCTGCCCAAATTTGCAGACGCTCTTCCGGGGTAATATCCCAAGGCTTTTTATTATCGTTGCCGGGGCATTTGACAGGCCAGAAACGGCGGTTACCTGTAATGTCACGCAAGTAGCCGCGATTATCGCCGTTGACCGTTGCAACGATTACACACTGGCGCGGGTGGCTCTCCACCACACGACCGTAGCTTGGACGGTAAATATCATCCTTGCGGCTGGTGAAGGCTTTTACTTTGTCTATGTCTACCTTGCGCATTCCGGCAAGTTCGGCTATTTCGTTAATCCAGTAGCCTTGCAATTTCTCAGCGCCGCTTTTGTCCTGCATATCAACCAGAGATAAGCTGTCGTTGTACCACTCGTCACCGGTTAAAATATTGAACATCGTACTTTTGCCTTTACCCTGTAAACCGTCCATTACAAGCACATGGTCAAACTTAATCCCCGGCTCGTATATTCGCGCTACAGCGGCACACATGGTTTTTCGTGTAACCGTTCGGGTATATTTGGAATCTTCCGCGCCAAGGTAATCAATAAGCAAGGTCTCTACCCTTGGCACGTTATCCCATTGGGGAAGCCCGTCTAAAAAATCACGTACCGGGTGGAAGCCACGCCGCGCTGTCACGCGCGCCATTGCATCTTGGCTTTTGGTGGGTGAGTAAATACCGTACTTCCGGCTGATGCGTACACGTATTTCGCTGATGTCGCTATCTACCAAGCCAGGGTAGGCAAAGCTATCCCATGGCGGCCGTGCCGTGTACTCCAACCGCCGCTTGAACTCGTTATAGCCGATGCACGTTAGGTCGGGGTCATTTTCAAAAATAAGCACAATGTTTTCCAGCGTTGGTTCTACCGAGCCGTCTTTGTCAATGGTCAGCTTGCTTTCCCAATCCTCAAGGGGCTCATTGCTGAACGCTTCCACGGCTTGTTGCTTACGCTGTTCGGCAAACTCCGCCTTTACACGCTCGTCTTGGATTGCCATGTCGCTTATGGCTTTGAAGGAATCTTTTTCATCGCCGTATTTGTGAATCCGTACAAGGTCAAAAGCATTTAACAAACGCTCTGCCGCAGGGTCACTGGCATGGTGGGAATAAGCCCACTTGCCGTCATACAACACAACCCCCGCTGCACTGTCGGCGGCGGTGTAATCATAACGACCGGAAACAATGGAGGGTGCATACACATCAGGAAGAAAAGTAGCGATAGCATCTTCGATAGAGTACGCGCGGCAAAAAGCACCTACTACGCCGTCTTTACCTAATGGGTCTTGCTGGGTAACTGTGGCGCGTTTTATCGCTTCGGACTGCCTTGTTGAAGTAGGCCACTGAGAAACATCGCGCCAATCAGGGTACATGGCAAGGTACTCGTCCGGGTTTAGTTGCTCGCCTTCGTTTTCTTCAAAAACAAAATCGCCGTTGGATGGGCAGGAAGCCCAATACATCATGCGGTTGGCTTGGTATGTTGTATCGTCGAAATAATCCATACCGATTTGCTTTGCAATCATCCGTGTAACAGCCGGGTACTCGTCTTCGGAAACTTCACGGCTGAATAATATAACCAGCCTAAAACGTGGGGCTTCCGTGGTATGGCTATGGGTGGAGTAAAGAAAATACTCGACACCCGGTAACGCCAGTTCTACCAAAAACGGAAAATCTACATCCGCAGGGATTTTATCCGCATCTAAGCAGCCCACCTGCCTACCAATCACATTTCCGTTTTTACGGATGCGCCCTTCACCCAACCGCCTACAAAACCGCCATGGTCTTTTACTGCGTCACGCTGGGCTTTCGGTAGTTTGGGGAACTCTGCCACGGTTTCACTGGTGCGAATGGGGGTACGGTTACGGTCTTTCAGATAGTCCCAAGACTGCTCTTGGTTTTTATACTTTTTATCCGTCTTGCGTGTGCAAACAGAGATTTTTATGGACATGCCATCGCCTCCTGCCTACTGAAATATTTAATGGGTATGCCTATTTCCTGGGCCGTTTTTATTTCTGCGGCCATGCCTTTGCTTACTTCGTCGCCGCAAACCCAAAGTTCATCGCACTTATCCAAAAGGGTGATGCCGAAGGAAAGCCCCAACTCCCGCTGTTCGATATCGTCTTCATCAAGGAAGAGCGGAAACAGCAAATGCGGTGCCAAGGGGAGAACCCCTCGGCTTACCGCAAACGCACAATAGTCTATTGCCTTTTCCGTGTTGGCTTCGGTATCCCCGGCGTATGGGGAGGCGATATATACTATCTTCATACCGATACCCCCAAGAATGCTTCCCAAGCCGTTAGCGGGTAGCTGTTTACCCTACCGAAGCGTTCATCGTTTGTTTCGCAGGAGCGAATTTCAATGGCGCGGGCCCGGCAAAAAGAGGACAACTGCTTACCAATAGATTGGCAAGTGGTCATGTTCCAGCCCATGCCGAAAGTTCTGTTGTACTTGGCAACGGTGTAGAAGCGGATAGAATCGTTGAGTGCGATTTCCAGCGTTTCTTTATCTTCAAGCAAACCGAAAATCCGCTGTTCCGCTTCAAGGGCGCGTTGCTGTGCAATTTGCCAAGCCCGCTCCATGATTTTCTCGGGAGAGTTCCAGGCTTCTTCTACGGTAATAAAATACTGCCGGCATTTCTTACCCATTTCGGTGCGCTGGAGCATACACAGTTCTTTTGCCATTTGAATGGTAAGTGCATGGTCGGTGCGAACCGCGGATTTCCCGAAGCCGTCCCCATTACACAAAATTGTGCAATGGCTTTTTCCTTCAGAAAACCCGTAATCGCACATACGGTCAAACCATTGTTTATACGGCGTTTCAACACCAAGAATCTTGTGCAACTCTCGCCCGGACACGGTGGGGCGTTCACCTTCATAATTGATGGGTATTAACTCGTGCATAAAGCACCTCCGTAAATTAAGAATTAGGAATCAGGTGTTCCTATCCTTTACAGAGGACAAAGTGCGTTTTGCGTACCAAACCTAATCCTTGCGGTAAAACGAACATTCAAACCCATCAGCACCAAGGACTAAACCGTCAGCCCATGGGGGTACTTGGCTCATCTGCCGGCATACATCATCCAGCGACACGTTATCATCTGTCTCAATTACAACTTCATCGTGGACATGGCAAACAATAAAATAGTGCTTTAGCGCTTGCATGGCATAGGTTAAAATATCCCGGCTCACAGCCTGCACGATATTTTCCACGAGTTTTGCGCCATAGGTTTCAATGGTCGCCCACTTCTTAGAATCAGTAACGCCGTTATACATAAGGCACTCGAAACCTTTTTCATTTATTGCAATGCGCGGCTTAACATAGGCAAGCCGTCTCCTGGAAGGAAGGGTAATTAAAAGCATTCCTTTTTCACAGGAGAATGTGATACCATGAGTGGCATACATGGCTCTTTCTTCAACAGCCTTTTTTGAAATGCGGTCTACGCAATTCCAAAACCCTGTAATGTTGGGGTTAGCGTTGCGCCATGCATTCACAAGCGGTTGAAGTTCGCTTTCGGACAAACCCATATCAAGGGCCCCCATGTTTTTTAGTGCGCCTATACTGCCGCCGTAGCCAAGAGCCAATTCTGCGATTTTTCCTTTTTGTCGTAGCGGGCTTCCCTTGGTTATTTCCTCAATGGGTACATTAAACATCTGGCTTGCGGAGGCTTCGTATATTTTGCCGTGGCTTGCAAATACCTCATTGCGCCACGTTTCGCCCGACAACCATGCAATTACGCGGGCTTCGATTGCGCTAAAATCTGCAACAATAAATTTATAACCGGGGCGCGGTACAAAGGCTGTGCGTATAAGTTGTGAAAGTACGTCTGATACAGAAGGGTAAAAAATCTCAAGGGCATCAAAGTCACCTACACGTACAAAAGCCCGCGCATCTTCCAAATCCAATAAATGATTTTGGGGCAAATTTTGAACTTGGATAAGCCTCCCGGCCCAGCGACCGGTGCGACTTGCGCCGTAAAATTGAAGCATTCCACGAGCGCGACCATCAGCACAGACTACATTTTGCATAGCTTGGTATTTTGACACAGATGATTTCGCCAGCTGCTGGCGCGAGGTTAGAACTTGCCGCAAAGGTTCCGGTGCGGTTTTCAGAAGTTCGGCAACCGCTGATTTGCCGAGGGTATCTGTTTCTAAGCCGTTATCTGCAAGCCAAGCCTTCATTTGCTGTACACTTTTGGGGTTATCAATTTCTGTTAATTCTTGAATTAGGCTATTTAATTGCGCTTTGGATTGTTCATCCATGGCTATTGCATTTCTAACCAAGGTCATGTCGAGACGAAAACCTCGGTCATTTATTTTCTGGTCGAGATGGTACTCTTGCCAGAGGGTTTCCGGCATGGGATATTTCTCAAGCCTGTTGCATATGGCAAGTTCCGTTTCAACATCTCTGCAGCAGTAATCCCGGAAAGTTTCCCATTTATCTTCGGCGTGTTTGGGAAGGTTACGTGTGCGCTTGCCATTGGCGGCAGTAGGTCGGCAGGGTTTACAAAAAAAACGGATAAGTTCGTCGCCGGTAGTAAGTTTTTGCTGTTCCAACTTTAAAACCGCGCCTGCACCTTCTAATGACATGGGTAAGCCCAGATAGGCGCCCCAGGCCATAACGCAATACCATGAAGCCGGGTTTAGATAATCTCCAACGGTATCATGGGGTACGTTGTACCCGCTGTTATTAAAACCACCGTGGTCACGCAAATGACGAGACAGGCAAACGCGCTCAAACTGTGCATTAAAAGCCCACTTCTCAACGGAATTATCCGTAAGTGCATTTATTATTTCAGTGGGGATTTTTTCACCATTAGCCAAATCAACGACACGAACCTCACCGCCGTCTATGGAATAGGCAAACAGCAGAACTTCGAAGTCAGAAGCCTCGCAATAGCGATAGACCCCGCTTTTGGCGAGGTCTACATTACTGAAAGTTTCAATGTCGAATATCAGGCGTTTCATGACAAGAAATCCTCATCGTCATCGTAGGTGAATCCGTCATTAAACACATCTGCGGCTTTTACCTTACCGCCAAGGCTGGGCCCGTCTTTCACTTTTTGGACACCGTTTAGTGCTACTGCTATGCCGCGGTTACCGTTGGCGTTAAATGCATAAAACCCCAAGTGAACTCTTGCGTAAATACCGCTGTACAATTCCGAAGAATCAATGATGGGGTTCATGTTAAGGTCAACGATGTCCGGGCGTTCTTTATTGTTGGCATTAAGGAAATAATGTCCTTGGTATGCTTCATCGTCAGGCCGCTCCGCATCCCCATCCCGCAGGGGCAACTTCAAACTTGCCAGCGGCGGTACGGTCTTACCGCTACCCCGCAACTTACCCTGACCTTCTTCGTAGGCCGTTTGTATTGCGGCTTTCACACGCTCCAGCGTTTTGGCATCATCTTTCGGAATCAACACACTTGCGCTGAAGCGGGGGTCACCACCATTGATTGACTTTGCTTCGTTCAAGTTGGCATACGAAAGCCTTACAACACCTGTGGTTACTTGATTTGACATATTATTTGTCCTCCTCTAGGATTGGTTCGGCAGAGAAAGCCTCTACCGCCGTTGTTATTTGGATTACCTTGCGTTTGTCGCTTTCCGGCACCAGTGCCGGTTTACCCGGTGACCGTGTAACAAAGCCACCAAGTATTTCTTTGAAGGTTTCCTTACCCAACAGCCGCTCCATGTCGGTGAGGTTGAGGATATCCTTCTTGTAAATGTCGCTGTACCCGGCTTCCAGTGCCGCCGTCTCCACCGCCTTCTTACTCTGAGAAGCTGCGGTTACCTTGGCGGCCGGCTACCAATTTGAAGCCTGGCCAGTTCTTACCTTTTAGAGCAGAGTTGTATGCGTGTTCCTGTACGCTTTCAGCCCAGCTAATAAATCCGTCCAATTGCCCAAGCAGTTCTGATATTTCGTCATCTTCCAGCAAATCGGGCTTCTTGAAGGCTTTACGGGTGAGGTCAAGGTTGTGTTCTGCGCGGGCTCGACACTCTGCACGTACCCGGCAGAACTTGCAATGGTCACCGACACAGAAGTTTCCTTCCCCGGCATAAGCCAGTTTTGCAGCGGGCTTTACAACGGTTTCTGCCCATTCGTATATATCCGCTACGGATTTGACCGACATGGAAATATGCTCCCGACGCGGTTGAAAAACGCACATACATACTTTTTCGATGTCATAGAGAAAGCCGTAGGTTTCCAATGCGGCTATGGCATAGAGCCGTAGCTGTGCGTTGTCCTCTGCATTTATAAGCACACCTTGACCATACTTAAAGTCGCAAACATACATGGTGTAATCGGCTATAATAAGTGCATCTGCTGTGCCATAACCTTCCGGGGCAAAAGTGCTGTAGTCCAATTTCTCTTCCAACAGAAGCATGGGTTCCCGGCAAGCCTGATACGCTTTATCCAGCAGTTCAAGCACGAAAACCGCATAGTCCGTAGTGTGGTCGTCCATCTCGGAAGAAAAATATTTCAGGGTAGCTGTTGGGTCTTGGCTTTTATCTGTAAGCCCCAAGCATTGATTAACCTTGAATTCCGCCAAAACGTGCGCCTCGGTGCCTTCGGCGGCATACTTCGAGCCGCTGTCTGCCTTGGTTTCTGACAACCTGGCACTTGGCAGACACCGAATCCACCGCTCCGCCGAAGATGCACTTAGTAACGCATGTGCCGCGCTCATGTAAGTGCCTCCACATCGTCAAGCAATGCGGCATAATGTTCCGCAGGTACGTCCGACACTTTTGTCCCGCCGTGCGCCACAATTAATTTTTTAATACGTGGCGATAAGGGTTTGTTGTCCTGAACCTTCGCCTTTAATTTAGCGTTAACGTATTCAACGGTGAGTGGGTCTGGACGAGTTTCTTCCTTATTAATGGCTTCTGATTCAGGTGGTGCCTCAGCTTCAGGTGGCACTTCTGCCTCTGGTGTGGTAGACGCAGCGTCTTCCGAAGGTTGTTGTGCCGGTTCGCCCAAGTACGCTAACGCTTTAAGGCAAAAGCCATGCATTGCATAAGCCACTTGGTCAGCGGCTTTCACAAGGGCGAGCAATTGTTCTTTGTTTTCAGTCATTTTCATTACTCCCATCTGTTTGACTCGCAAGAATGCGTTTGGCTATGCGTTTGGAAACTATAGCGATTGCCGTTAACACCTCGGCAATTTCTGCGTCCAGTTCCCTGATGTCGGCTTGTAGATTAGCCGTCATAAAATTTCCTCCTTTCGTGAGGCGGTTACGCCGCCCCCTATCCTTTACAGAGGACAGGAGGCGATTTGCGTACCACCAAACGGTGGGTTAGTTAAAGAAATTTTTCAGTTCCTCGTAGGAGGCCAGTTCTGTACAGATTTTCTTGAGTTTCTTTGATATGCCAGTGGACTGTTTTACGCCTAGTTCCTTGGCAATATCACGGACGGTCATTTCTTCCCAAAATCGAAGTCGGATAACTTCTTGCTTCTTATCCAGAAGATTGGCGAGGGCTTTGTAAAGAGCCTTTAATACTGCAATGTCCTCATAGGCCTGCTCGGTGTTATCACTGCTGGCAAGGTTGGAGACGATAGACGCGCCGTCATCGTCATTTCCTGCGACGGACACTTCTGCATCTAAATAGACAAGACGGACTATTTCTAAATGGCAGGCCTCGCACTTCTTTACACATCTAAGCCCACCAGTATCTCTGTGCTTAGAAACACAGGAATCTCTATGTGGGCAAATATCGCAATTAATAGGACACTGGCGCGTATGCCTATAAATACAAGCCTTGCACCTAGCAGCTTCGGCTACATTCCGCCAATACGCCTGCAGGCTTTCCTGCGAAATCACTTCATTTAATGGTGTGCGTTCAAGCAGGAATACCTGTCCGGCTTCGTCATCAACAAAGGGGACCCACTTTGCCCTGTCCCAGTTTTCAAAAAACTTCTTGCGGGACACTTTTTCATAAGTCTCATAAATTGCGCTGTTTTTCTCCATGGGTATCAAATACTCCATGGGTCTGCCGTCTTCCCCAAGTTGCGGGATGAGTCTTTTTGCATTGAAATTTTTGCTTTTTTCCATAATTACGCTCCTCTTCATGGCCGATGAAGCGGAGCGCATAGCACGAAAAAAGCCGTGACAAAGCGCGGCAGTTAGGTACTGATGTACCTGTTCTGCCTTCCGCTTCAT